TCAAGCCTAGGCGATAATTCACCAGCCTTAAAGTTGGTTATGATGCTCGAAACTCTTGCCATAACTAGAGCCTTATATTCGTAAAGTCTTCAGTGATAATTCTGTCTGGCTTGCCTTCGATTGCATCCATAGAACGCGCTTCGCTCAAGCGTTGTTGGTATAGCTGGAATATTTGTTGTGATACTGTTGTGCTTCCTGTAATAGCGTAAGCTGTTTCTGAAGCTAGCTTGTACGCAATGGTACTAGACAACAATGGGTCATACTGCTCTGTGTCAGTAATTCTTCCAATATAAATAATACGGCAAGTACCCTCGTCCGTTAGAACCTTGCGACCCTCAATCTTAAACATCGACTGCACATCATAAGGTGATATTTCATTATCTACATTTGAGGTGTGCAAAGATATTACACGCAAGCAATAAGGCTCTGTTGGCAGTGTAAACTGATTTGCAAAGCCAAAGGCAGGGCTAGTGCTGTCTTTAGCAAGCTGTTTTCGTACAATAGCTACGTTCCAGTTATGCGCTCGTAAAACAGCGTCACGCACCGTTTCAAAGCGTCTATTACATAAACGAGCCTCTTTTGAATTTTCAGTTAAGGACGTGATAGTTGCCGCGCCTAGCAAGTCCATAGCTTCATTACATATATCAACAACGGAAGGCATTACTTCACTAACCTTTCAAGCTTTATTAACGCGCCTTGGCTTACGTTGCTGTCACCACCAGAGATAGTCTTGCCCTTCTCTTGCGCTTCTTCAACCAGCTCTTTCAAGCGTTTTGTTGGTAGTATTATAACAATACCATCATTCAATATAAACGCCCAATGGTCAGCCTCAGTTGTAGCTATACCAGAGGGCTTCCCTCTACAAAAAAACTCCACAAACACTCTACCCGTCTGTGAAGCCTTGAAATCTCTTTTGACCTCTAAGGTCTTCGATTGTAACAAATCAGCCAACCACTTCTCTTCTAGCTGACCTACCTTTAAATCATAGCGGAAATCGCTATTAAACTGCATACCTAAACCTTCCCCCCGCAGGGAAGGAGGGGCAACTTGCGCCGCCCCACCTTTAGTTTGCTTAGTTTACAGCGTACTCAATAATGAACGCCATGTCGCCAGCAGTACCACCAGTTGCATTAAATGTAACTGCGATGTAGTACATACCTTCTGATGCGTCTGAATCGCCAGCCATCTCAAACAGCTTTTGTCCTGCTGTATTTAGGTTAGCTTCTTCAAAACGAACATCAGCAATGGCTGCTGCATCCGCTACTGTTGTTGCAAAGAAGTCTTCGTCCTTTACAACACCAGCAGTTGTGTAGATACCAACATTGAAAGTACAAGTGCCGCCCAGATTGTCAGAACCAATGCGTAGTGCAGAGATTGTGGCATTTGCTGGAATTGGCGCAAGCATTACAATGTCGTCATCTGTTGAGTCGCCAGCCGCTAGAGCTATGTTGCCAGAAGCAACACGCAGAACACCACCAAGATTGGCAGCATCGTTAGCGACTTGAGGAGTAGCTTCAAAGTTAGCTACAAGTGTTGAGTTTTTCGTAGTCATAACTTACTCCCTTATACGCTCTCGTCACAGACAATCTGTACGACTTTTTCTTCTTCCATGCGGGTAGCACCGATGCTCATGCAATAGTACACCTGAGTCGCATAGCCTTTGTCGCTACGCTCATCAATGCGCGCCATGATGTCTTTACCAACACCAAGAGCAAGACCATCTTCTGCCCACGCGAAACAAGTACGGTCATTACCAGACTTCGCTAGACGATTGGTTACGATGAATTTAAAGCCTAGGAAGGTGTCAATGTCACCCTGTACTAGAGCCTTAACTGTGTTGAAGTCAGATGAAGTTACTGTTGTGTTGTTCAACAAAGACTCAATCTGATTTGGGCCAACAGCAATGTAACGTGGAATTGATGGGTCAACGTCAGCCAAGTCCAAAACCTTCTTAGCTTCAATTAACTTCGCCAATGTTAGGTCAGCACCACCAGCAGCAATCTGCTGTCCAGCAGGAAGAGCTGTAGATGTTGAACCTGTCTCACCAGTGAAAGCTGTGCCAGTAGCGGCAGCAATCAACTCGTCATCCATTGCACGACCCATAGCAGCAGCAGATGCTTGTGCATAAGCAGATGTTGGGTCAATCAACATACGAACCTTATCTTGGTCGTCAATAAGGTCAGCATATTCATAGTCCACAAGTGAAACTCTACGTCTTGCGTGTGGAGTATCTAGCTGTGGGGTGTCGGCATGGCGGCTAGTACGCTTTTGCGCAGTAGCAGAACCTACCTGGTCAAAAAACGCATTCTTTCCAACCATATTCTCAACGCGAACCGCATCACGCAGACGAGAACCCATCTGCTGTGAAAGCATCTGCACGTTTGCAGAATACTGCTGGACGAATGCTGTGGTTACTTGAGTAGACATTTTTTAATCCTTTCGTCTAATCAGTTAGCATTGTCTTCTGAGCTTGCGGTGTGCTACCCTTTCGGACACCCCTAGACTTTTGAGCCTTCGTAGGGCTATCGTCTATCCGATTGTCTTCAGGACGGCATTCACAAAGTTTGCCGCTACCCTGCATAACGAACTGGTAGTATTTTTCTGCCAGCTCGTCAGGTTCTTTTAAGTCTCTTGCGCTACCAAACTCAACAGCGAGTCGTAAGCACTCAAGCCTAATATCTGTCGGAGACAGCTCATCCATGAAGCTGCTCCATTAACTGTTGCATATTTGACACAGCATTCGCATGACCTGGGTTTCTCTTATCCCAATATGCGTGTGTTTTGTCTCCCATAATGGCGTCAATCTCTGCTCTTGCATTCGCTGGCGTCATTACATTTGACTGTGATATTTCCGCAACAGTATCTTCGCTAGTGACAGTTTGCCTAAATTCTGCAATTTTTGCAAATGCTTTAATAAATTCAGCATTGTCGCCTAACCTAGAGCCATCCGCTAATTGCAAGCTAAACATCTCTGGGTCAGCAAATTCTTGCGCAACCTTCGCAGCAGACTCTACTTTTTGTTCGTAAGCCCTTCCCCATTCTTGCCGCAAGGCAGCTTCCGTATTTTCTCTAGCTTCCTCTGTTACACCAGACTCAGCACTAATAGACTGCTCTACAGAACTTCTGTAATAATCCATAATGCCTTCCGCTTGCTGCGGTGTAAGCCTTAGTTTGTGAGAGATGTCAGCAAAATTAGCAGCCACATCTTCTGTCACAATCGTTCCGTCAGTTTTAATCCCATACCCTTCAGGGGATTCTGGTCTGCCTAATCGGTCATAGATACGGTCAAGGTCTTCGTCAGTAGGATTTACTGGCATCGGTATCTTGTCTGAGCCGATAAGTCTTTGTGCGTTTACATAAGAACGCGCTAAGTTTTCTACGTCCTTAATTGGCGATAGACTTGGATGTTCTCTCAAGTCGGTTGGTATCATCTCCAAAAACTCGTTACCAGACCCACCAGACGCAACCTCTGCTGGTGTTTCCATCAGCGGTGCTTCAGGCTGGGCTACCTGTTCAATGTTTTCTTCTGACATTATTACTCCTGCATCATGTTATAAATATGAAGGATAACTGCCCGTTTCCCTTCCTCGAAAGCTGTAGCATTGGCATCGCCAGCTACATAACTTGAAGTACGCCAATTACTGCGTGACTCCAAATCTGTAAGGACTTTTGCCCCACTGTCACTATTGAAAGTCTGGCGATACATATCGCGCATTTGCTCTATTTCTTTCATTACATAGATACCATTCTAGAGGCTTGAGCTACTTGAGCTGCATCCTGAACATCCTGAGATGTTTGCTGACGCTCCATCATTTCCTGCTCTTGCGCAGCTCTTTGCTCACGCAGCTCGTTTACCTCTCTCTGAGTTTTAAGGGTGGTCTTAGGAACGCCAAGTGACTCTGTGATATGGCGCACAAGTCCATCTGGGTCGATATGGTCAGCAACAGGCAACGCTTGCGCCAATGGCATAAGAACCTCTAAAGCCTTCATTGTGCTATTAAGAGAGCTGGATTTTTGCGCCCGTGCCAATGGAGACACATACTCAATGTCCACATCCATACCCTGCAATGCTTCTGGCGGCGTAGCCAACATCTCAGAACGCAGCATTAAACTAAATACCCTGTCAATCATAGGGCGCAACATCTCGTTCATTAGTCTACCCAAAACAGGGCCAATAACGCGCATGCGTTCTTCTTGTCTTTGGATAACCTCTGTAGCCGTCATGTTAGGCGATGAGCCAGAAAGAAGTTGGTCTACATAAAAAGCAGAACGAATTGCCATTCTGCGCTGGTCTTCCATAGATAAACCGATAGGAATGTTAGCCCCTGCCTGTAATGGAGTTATAGAGTCTCTAGTACCAGCTCTGTAGAAATTTAACCCGCCAGGTTGGGTGCGCACAGGCAGAATAAACCCGTCATCGGGAACGAGCAGTGGCGGGTCTATCTGCTTCTGTGCGGCTTGGATAATCGTCTTAGACATAAGATTAAGCATCTTAACATCTGGAAGCGCTACCATAGCAGGACTTCTGCCCATAGTCTCGCCAGTAGATTTTAAGAAACGCGGCACAACATAAGGCATATCCTCAAAGCCACTCTCTGATAGAAGGCTCTTTGTCTCCATATCAATATAAAAAGATGCGAATGGCATATTCTTGTTATCGCGCTTTTGAGGGTCACGATTTATTCTTGGAAGCACAACATGAAGAATATCAACCTCTTCGTCAGGCTTTTTCTCAAACTGCTTAGAGATATACGGCGTTACATTATCTAAACCAAATCTTTGAACAACTTGCCTGGCTGGTGATTTGTATTTTCTAAATACAGTATCTACAATACCAAACTGGTTCTCTTGCACATAAAACTCAGAAATATGTCTTGTGCTAAAACGTAAAGTATCGTTGTCCATTTCAATGAACATACAACCAGTGCCAAACACAACTAAGTCCACATACATCTCATGGACTTCTGTTTCAAAGTTTGACTGATTAAATGCCCGTATCATGCGCTGGCTAGTATCCTCTAGCCACTCCTGCACATCATCATCCCTGCCTATATTTACGTCCTTCATGTCGAGATGAAACCACGGGGTAGCTCCGCTTGTAAGCATACCGTGTAAAGAAGCAGATAAAAGGTCTACAGCCTGTAACGCAGTGCCATCGTAAATAAGCTCCATACGCTTTTCGCCGCGACTGCGCTTGCGAACAATATCAGCCTTTCGAGGCAGCATATAATCTGCTAGGTCTTGATAGTGTGTATCCCAATTATCCCTGCGACCCTTGATATAATCAAATCGCGCAACAAGCTCTTTGATGAAGTTATCCATAACTATCCTAACAGTGTTGGAGTGCCACCAGCCGTAGGCTGACTGTCTCCAAGCGCCCCAGCAACAATGGTAGAGCCAGAACCCCTGCGTTTTCTAGCTTTCTTTTGGGCCTCTTCCGCTAATGCGGTTGCCCTCTGTGTATCTTCATCCCCTGCTTTTGCAGGAGGCGGGGGAGGTGGGGGAGCTGGTGGAGTAATTACTTTTGGTCTTAAAAATGACATTTTATTTTCCTACCGCTTTGCTGCTACCGCCCCTGTAAAGAGAGCCGTAGCCTTCAATGATAGTGCCAGCTTGACCAGCACGCTTGCCTTTAGTTCTGCGCGTGCGGCGACCCATTATAGAATCATCATCAGGCACAATCTCTGGTGTTACCTCTGGTGTTACCTCTGGTGTTTCGACAGGCGTTTCGCCATAAAGTAAATAACGGCGCTCCTCTTTATCCAAGCCCGTTACGGTGTCAAATGTCTCTGTAAGGGCTTTCTTACCAACATCTGCGACTGTATCGTATATGTTCCTTAAAGGTTTAAATATTCTACCGCCCATAACACTAACCTAAAATAGTTTTGCTAATTTTACCGCCGCCACCTTTGCGCTTTATCTTTGCGCCAATGATGGGTTTCTTTTTCTTTTCTTTTTCTTCCTCCTCTTCCAGAGGTGCTTCTTGTTGCACAAGCTGCTGCATATTATCTTCCTTCGCAAGTCCAGCTTTTTTTAATAGCCTTATAAATCGCGCGCTATTCGCTTTTGCCATACCGCCCATGGCTTACTCCTTTATAACATGCCAGCCTAGTTTGTTCTTCTCAGTCCTAAGCCAAAAAAATTTATTATACCCCATTGTATATACCAGATTTTTGACGCAACGAAAAGATGTAGCAACATCTCGCGTACCACCCAGACATATAAAGTCTACAATCCAAATGTATTCCCCCTCCCCATAAAAGCCATCTTCTGGAAAACATCTGGTTTCTAAATACTCCTCAACGTGCTTTCTTTCTGGAAGCGCCCAAGTTGCAAAAAAGGAAAAGGCTTTGTCATCATCCTCGCCAACTATATACTGCCCCAAAGAAATCGGCGTGTTTATATAACTCCCTACAATCTCCTCAGGCCACCATTGATGATATGGGCTGGCGGCTACCATAGCCATTATTTTTACATAACCATCTTTTGTCATGACGCAAAAGGGTTGTAATCATTTAAAGCCACTTGTTGCGGAGGCTTTGTAAAGCTACTTCTATTTTCGATACCCACAGCGAGATAGCGAAACGCATCCGCCGCATGTGACGTGAAATCATGTCTCGGATGGTCTCTAAAAACTTGCCTCTTATCATCCCAATCCTGCCTATACTGACGCAAGCATTCCAGCCCCGTCTCTGTTTTATCTCTATCAAAATAACACTTAGGTAGTAACATTCTAGCAGCATTTATACCGTCTGCAACTTTCATTTTAGGAACTACCTTGAACCTAACGCCTAGCGTGTATGCGGTCTCCAGCCTACTTTTCCCCGAACCCAGCTCACGCACTTCAATATCGTGCGGCGCAAGGTGGTCGCCATACTTGTACTCTTTTTGCCGTAAGACATCTGCGTAGTGGTCGAGGCCCACTCCAGAGCTTTCATAATAATCAATGACATTTACTGCCCCACCCCTGAAGGTCTGCGCAAACCAGATAGCCGTACTATCATTTACACCCAAGTCCCATGCAGTATGCACAGGATAAGCTGGGTCATACGGCACTCTAGTAATTCGTCCGTTATCGTCAGCATCGGATAACAACTTAGCATAATACGCACCTATTATAGCTGCGGTAAAGGAACACTCGAACTCCTGCTCATACTGCTCCTCAGTCATAGAAGAGCGAGCCGCTTCCAGCTCTTCCTGCTTCACAATGCCAGACTCGCTAGCTTTACATATTTTATAATACCAATCTTCAGAGCCTTCGGCTATCTCCTTCTTTGCAGCCTCTAACATATCAAAAAAATGATTATGCCCTGCGGGTGTGCCTAAAAATGTAGCCGACCCCTGCCTGTCGGACAGTGCGGGTCGAACAACCTCCCCCCATACCCTAGGATTTTGCATACCATATTCATCAAAGAAACAATCATCTAAATAAATACCACGCAAGCTATCTGGGTTTTCTGCTGATAAGAGGGTTATTCTTCCGCCATTGGGAAAGTCAGCCCGAAGTTCAGTCTCGTTAAATGTCACGCCTGGTACCACGCCAGAATAATATTTTACATAATCCCACGCGATACGCTTCGCTTGCGTAAAGGTAGGCGCAATCAAAGCAACCCTTGGTCTAGGAAGCGGATTAGTCAGCACACGTTTTATCATGTGATTAACAGCCCAGACAGTCTTGCCAAAGCGTCTATGCATCACCAGCACATTCCAACGCTTCAATTCCTTGTGCATATCACCCTGAATAGGACGAGGCTTATAAGGTATCTTTACTTCCATCTGAGTCCTCTATAGGCGTGTAAATAAGTATAAATGTATCGCAGTTAGGGCAACTTAGATTGCTAAGTATACAGTCACGCCCGTCCGTGTCTTCGTCATCATGGTCTCCACCATGTATCATATTTGTTTCGCAATTAGGGCATTTCATCAGTCTGTCTCCCAAAGTATCTTCACAGTACCATCGCCTATCTCAACACCAGCCCTGTTCTTCTGGTCTCCGAAACGCTCTGGCAATATCTTGCTAGCCTTCCACCGCACATGATGCGCATAGTCACGCAGCACACCAGTATCGTAATCTTTCCTACGGTGTAACGCATCGTCAAAAACTTTATCAAGCTCCTCCAAAGCTTTCTCAGCGCTGTACTGCTGCGCTTGCTTCACAGCCACGTCAAACTCAGCATCGTTCTTCATGCGCTTGTAAAAAGCCGTTCTAGATATACCAATACCCTTGCAGACATCTGCAATGCTATGCCCGTCAGCCAAGCCAGCGAGGATAAGGTCAGTTCTTTGCTTTGTGAGTTTAGTCATGTCTGTGTCTCTTCAGGTAGCAATTAACATACATAAGTGTAGCCGCGCGTCCTCGGGGGTGGTGGCGCCAAAACAAGCCCCCCCTGCCTTGTACTGTGGCAGGATTGCAA